GCGAAGAAAGATGGTTGGAAGTTACTAGATAGAGCGGTTATTGACAAGTTGATTGATGCGCATGTGACTGTATCAAGCGGAGTTGAAGAGGTTGCGTTACTTAACAAACTTAACACTGTTAACTTAACAGCGTCCATTAGTGAGTTAGCAAACTTTGAAATTGAGTCTAATCGCAACATGGCGCGCATTGATAAAAAGAACATGGATTTACTTGATATGGCGGAAAGAGCGTCGGATGTAAAAGCGATTATGGAAACGCACATCAAGCACAGAGAAGCACGACTAGGCAAGTCACCCGAAACCGCAATACAGATCAATAATACTTTTAACGCAATAGACGACATCATAGATCAGATATGAGTAGCGCCGGTGCTATTGCGAAGATTCGCACACTTAAAAACGATTACGTTAAATATTCAAAGCTGGTTTTAAACATTCGCACCAAGCTAGGCAAGATTGAACCTTTTGAGCTGAATGCGTCACAGCTTTATTTGCACAAAAGAATCGAAGAGCAGATTGACCGGATAGGCAAAGCGCGCATTGTGGTACTTAAAGGCCGGCAACAAGGCATATCGACTTACACACAAGGCCGTTACTACTGGCGCACAAGCCTTAATCGCGGCAAGCAAGCGTTTATCTTAACGCACGAATCAGATGCAACACTTAACCTTTTTACGATGACCAAGCGTTTTCACGAGCTGAACACTAAAAACGTTGGTGGAATCAGTTTATCGCCAAAAACCGGCAAGGATTCGGCTAATGCCCTGCACTTTAGCGTGATTGACAGCGGTTACAAGGTTGGTACAGCCGGAAACAAGGCCGCAGGGCGCGGGAGTACGATTCAATACTTCCATGGATCTGAAGTAGGCTTCTGGCCAAACGCTGAAGAACATTTAAAAGGTGTCTACGTTACTCAAGCTGAGCGTGGCGAAGGTGAATACGAATTAGTTTTTATACCCTGGTTTTGGCAACAAGAGTACGCTAAACCAACTCCGCCTGGCTTTGTCTTGACGGATGAAGAGCAGACTTTGATTAGCTTGTACGGCTTATCAAATGATCAAATCCAATGGCGCAGAACAAAGATACACGAGTTGAAAGGCACGGATGCTTTTAAGCAAGAGTATCCATGCAATGTGCAAGAAGCGTTTTTGTTTAGTGGTCGCGGTGCGTTTGATGCGAATTGGCTAGATAACGCGCAAGAAGACTGTTACTCACCGGAAAAATTAGTCGAAGTCACGTCACAAGGCTGGGTTGAGCAAAAGACCGGGCGTTTAAAAGTGTTTGAATCGCCCAGGCCTGGTCAGTTGTATGCGATTGGTGCCGATATTGCAGAAGGTTTGACGCACGGTGACTATACGGTTGTTGATGTTTCGGATGAAAACGGTAATCAAGTTGCAGTTTGGCACGGGCATATTGATCCCGACAAGGCCGGCGAACTTATAAAGCGCATAGCGGATAAATACAATCGTGCGTTCGTTGGCGTTGAGCGCAACAATCATGGTTTGACAACGCTCACAAAGTTGCGCGACATGGGCTATACCAATCTTTACGCGCAAGAATCGCTGGAAAGTAAAGCCGAAGGTGATCAAACAAAGCGCTTTGGTTGGCTTACAACAAGTAAAAGCAAGCCTTTGATTATTGACCGTTTGATTGCTTTAGCGCGTGACCGTGGGCTTGGTATTGCTGATATTCAGTGCGTTAACGAGATGCGCGAGTACATCGTTGAGCCAAACGGTAGCTTTAACGCACGAAGCGGCGCGTATGACGACAGAGTAATGGCGCGAGCTATATCAATAGAGATGGTGCGTAGAATGCCCAAATACAAAGCCGAAACAATTTACAACTCACATCAAACAGCCACAAGCGCAGGATACTAAGTATGGACCGTTACGAAGACATTCCCGAAATCGGGCAAGTGATTGAGAAGAATGAGCCGCCGCAGCTGATTATTGATGGATTGGGTTCAAAGTTGCGCGGTAAGTTTATCGAATGGGAATCAGCAAGACAGACAAAAGAACAAGAATGGCTGGATAACTTGCGTGCGTTTAACGGCCAGTACACAGCCAAAGAAGAAGCGGCAATGAGTGCTAATGCAGATAAATCGACAATCTTTGTGGGTTTAACTCGTATGAAATGCGTTGCGGCTTACTCACGTATCACAGATTTAATGTTTCAACCCGGCCAACGATTTGGCGAGTTACATCCAACGCCCATTCCTGACACTGAAAAAATGAACGGCGCACAACGTTTAGCACAGCAAGAGATTCAAAACCTGGTAATGCAAGGCGGGATTGATGCGGCAACCGTGGATATTGATGCTTTAGTTCTTGAGCGCACAGCAGAGATGCGTGCTGATGCAGTTGAAGATGCAAACAAACGCATAGATGCAATGAATTTAGTCATCGAAGACCAGCTTGCAGAGTGTAAAGCTGAACGCGAAATTAAGTTAGCGTTATCAGAAATGGTGATTTTGGGTGACGGTTGTATTAAAGGCGCGACGATTAACGTTAAAGGCGAGCGCAAGTGGCAGCCAAGCGAGGGCGCAGATTGGACGCTTGGCTACGAAGAGAAAGCGTTCCCTGATGTGCAATTCCGTTCTATCTTTAATATTTATCCTGATCCTTTTGCTACAAGTGTGGACGATATGACCGGCTTATTTGACCGCCATATACTCACGAAGTCGGAATTTAAAAAACTAACACAGCTCACAGATGCTGGATTTGATGCAGATAAAATCAATCAAGCGTTAATTAGTATGCCTGGTGGCAATCACAACGAAAACCAGCACGAATCTGAACGTCGTTCAATTAGTGGGATTCAATCAAGCGGCGTAAGTGGACGCTATGAAGTTTTGGAATACTGGGGATTTGTTAGCGGTCACGATTTAATGCAAGCCGGTTTAGAGATTGAAGACGAAACAACAGAATATCAAGCGAACGTTTGGATTGTAAACAACACGGTTATTAAAGCCATGCTTAATCCGCTGATGCCAAATCGCATTCCGTACCAAATTGTGCCTTACGAATTTAGCACGCACAGCTTTTGGGGTACAGGAATCCCCGCAATGATGAAAGACAGTCAAAAAGTTATCAATGCGTCAGGTCGAATTGCGCTTGATAACGCCGCTGTATCGAGTGGACCAATTATTGAAGTTAACACGGATATGTTACCGCCGGGAAAAACCATTGCGGATATTAAGCCATGGTCGGTCGTTGGTCGTGCCGGCGGTGATGGCAGCCAACCCATGCTTAGATTTTATCAGCACCCAAATTTAAGTCAGCCCGTAATGGCCTTGATGGACACGTTTAGAAAGTTTGCGGATGAAGAAACGTCAATGCCCAGTTACTCGCATGGACAAACGCAATCAGGCATGACTAAAACAGCCAGCGGTATGTCTATGTTGATGGGCGCGGCTAACGTGTCGCTTAAATCAGTTATCAAAAACATTGACGATTATCTAATTGAGCCGCTAATGACCAGCTTTTACGACTGGAACATGCAGTGGAGTGATGACGAGTCTATTAAAGGTGATGCCGTGGCCGTTGCGCGTGGATCAAGTGCGCTAATGATGAAAGAGATTAAGAGCGAGCGCTTGATGCAATTCCTGCAAATTGTGTCAAACCCTATGGATGCCGAATTAATTAACCGCCGCGATCTTTTAAGTGAGGTCGCAACGTCATTGGATTTAGACCCCGAAGATTTCCTAATATCGGAGAAAGAACTTGAAGCTAGAGCGCAAGCAATGCAGGCCGCTGCACAATCTGCTCAATCAGCCCAGTTGGGCGGAGATGCAGGAATTACTCAACAGCAACAAATCGCATAAGCTCAATCAACTAGCCACCATGGTCGATATTGACGAGCTGCGCCGCACACAAGGCGAGATACGATTTATAAACGAATTACTTCGGCTGAATGAATCAGTTGAGGAAATACTAAAGAACCAGCCTTAGAGCTGGTTTTTTTATGCCCGTAAAACGGCAATACGCGCCCCTTAATTGGGGTTTTTTTATGCCCGGATACTGCGCAAGCACCCGGCACGGATACGGCTGACAAGCCCCCGGAGAAGGAGATTCTTATGTCAAAGACAGCGGAAGAATTACACCGCGAAGCGGATGAAATGATTGACGAAATGTTACGCGAACAAACCCCTGAGCAAGAGAGTGAAGGCATTGATCAGCCAGAGCAATCAAGTGAAGACACGGCAAGTCAGCAACAAAGCAATCAAGCAGAGCAAACGCAAACAGTAACAGAGCAAGTAGAGCGCGATCCGCTTGAAATCGCTAACGAGCGTGTGGCAAACGCACAACGAAAAATGACTGAAGCGACACAAGAAACTGCAAGTCTGCGTCGGCAGGTATCAGAGCTAAATCAAAAGATTGCTCAACTAACAGAACAGTTTTCTAGCCCTTCTGATTCGTCTGAAATTGACAGTTTGACAGACCTCGCAAATGAGTACCCCGACATTGTGGCCCCGATGTTAGATCGGATTCGCCAATTGGAAGGAAAGCTTAATGAAGTAGACGGCAAGTTTGAGCATACAGAATCGCAACAAGTCGAGCAGCGAGCGGCGGCAGAGCGGGAAACGCACTTTAACAAGATTTTAGATGCGCACCCAGACGCCATGGCCTTAGCACAATCAAACGAGATGCAAGTTTGGTTAGCAGGTCGGCCACCGTTTGACAATCAGATCTTACAAAACGGCACTGCTGATGATGTAAACGATCTTTTGACGCGATTTAAAGCTGCACAAACCCCTGTTTACAAAGAAAGCAAACTCGACCAAGCCAAGCGTTTAGCGACACCTACTCCCCGCTCCGTTACTGAGAAGACAGCACAACCGACTTTTACGCGACAGCAAATCAATTCAATGAGTAATTCGGAGTTTCTCCGTAATGAAAAAGCCATTGATGACGCATTCGCAGACGGTCGAATTATCTAAGCCTAATCAGTAATCAAGGAGATTATCATGGCCGCACCTTTTGCAGTATCACCACAATCTAACTACATTCCAGAGATTTTTTCAAAGAAATTGCTTGCACGTTTCCGCGAAAAAACCATTTTAGAATCAGTCACCAACACAGACTACCAGGGCGAAATCGCTGGCCAAGGTTCTAAAGTCATTATTCGTCACGCACCCGAGGTGGCTGTATCGGATTATACCGGCGCAGACTTGTCTTACGGCTTGTTGGGCGATGGCGTAACCGAGTTAGTTATCGACCGCGCTAAAGTTTACTCTTTTCGCGATGAAGACATTGATGCCGCTCAACGCGACGTTAAAAACTTCATCAGCGAAGCAACCCGCGAAGCCGCAGATTCAATGCGTATTGACGTAGAGCGTGATGTGTTTGCATCAATCTATGCGTCGGCTGGTTTGCAGATGAATAACGGCACGGCTAACACAGCGATTACGCTTACTAAAAACGACGTTATCGACTTGATTGTTGATACTAACGTGCGTTTTGACGAGCAGAACATGCCTTCAGAAGGTCGTTTTATCGTGTTGCCAGCATGGGCGTGTGGATTGATTCGCAAGTCTGACCTAAAAGATGCGTCAATCACCGGTGACGGTACAGGCATTATCCGCAGTGGTTCGGTTGGTATGGTAGATGGCACAACCATTTACTCTAGCAACACGCTAACCACCGCAGATGGTGGCGTACATGCGTTAGCTGGACACCGTGCGGCAACCTCTTTTGCTAGTCAGTTCGTTAAAAACGAAAAGATTCGCTTAGAGAAACGTTTTGGTGACGCTTACCGTGGCTTAAAAGTCTATGGTTTTAAAGTTGTTCGTCCTGAGTTCTTGATTGATGTGTTAATCACGAAGTGATGGATAGCGGCTGGTGGTTAAGTTCATCAGCCGCTTTTATTGATATAAGGAGTAACTCATGGAACAAGAATTAGTCGATGCTAAAACAATGTCAAAAGATGACGTTATCGCAGAGTTAGAAGCCCGTGGCATGGCGTTTAATCGTAAAGACACTAAAGATAAGTTAATCAATTTATTGTTTAATGGCGGCAATGTGAGCGGTAATACGGTCACAAAAATGGCCGATGTTAAA